CAACGGACGAGCGGCTCTATTGGTGCTATCAAGACTCCTACAATGCAGGCCCAGGCGACGACTGCTGCATCGGCTACAGCACGATCAACGACACCACGGGTGTCGGCACTGGCGTGGCCGCATGGCGCTTCCCAACGGCGATCGGATGCAAGGTGGTGAAGGGCATCACGCCCATCCCCACGACCTTCGCCAATACCTATCTTGGAGGGAAGCGTCTCGGGGTTGGTTTCGGGGGATACGAATCAGTCTTCGGCACCGGTCCGGCCAGCATGGGCCCTGCGCTGTTTGCGATCGATCCGCCAAGCCTCGGGGTCACAGCATCACGCGGCTATCTCCCAACTCCAACGACGCTCGTCAACCATCCCGCGCACACGAACGCTTACAACCGGCCGATGCGAGGCCGACGCGACACGAACTACACGACCGAGTTCGACAATTGGCAACCAAACGCCGGAATCGGCTATTTCACCTGGTCAGACCTGATCCGGCAGTCTGGCGTCTGGATCGACACCGCGACGAAGCACGGGTTTGTCGTGGCGGCGGTCATGGGCAACGGACGCGTCTGGTATGAAACATCCACCGGGCACGCCACGTCAGGGTCGCACTACTGGATGGTCTACGACCCGGACGACCTCGCGTCGGTGGCGCAGGGGTCGCTCGACTCCGACCTGATCATCCCGACGAATACGTGGCTCCCTCAATATGCCCACCTGTCTTACCCGCTGGCGGGGTGGCAGGACGAGGCCAGATACCTGCACACCGGCATGACGTTCGACGCGACGACCAACCGCCTCTACGTCATGGTTCGGCTGGCGTACCGCCCCTCTGGGGATTTCGCAGATCGCCCGTTGGTCTACGTGTTTGAATTGGCGTCGTAACGACGCCGTGGAGTAGCGCACATGGCAAACAAGATTTACAACGCTCCAGAAACCGCGATCACATTCAAGGGGAGCGCTGGCACGGCCGCAATGACATGGGCCAGTGTGGCCAACGGAGCAGGTCGTCGTTCGGCGCAGTGGGACCGTGGCGCAGGGAGCAAGCCCGGGCTCTACAAGTGGCGCTGCAAGACGAAGGCGGCGGCGGCGTTGGCCGTGGGCACGGTACTGGAACTGTGGCTGGCCACGAGCAACGGAACGGACGTGGACGGCAATCAGGGCACAACGGATGCGTCGTTCACGGCGACGGACAAGCGCAAGAACCTCCAGTATGTCGGATCGGTGATCGCGGACTCCACGACTAACGGTGAGCCGCAGATCGGCAGCGGGCTGGTCGAAATCTACGACCGCTATGTGTCGGTGGTGGCGTGGAACGCACTCGGCCAGGCCCTGTCCTCGACCGAATCGGATCACGTCTTCGAGCTGACGCCTGTCCCGTTTGAAGTGCAGTAGGCGGAGGCCGCGATGCTGATTCGCAGTCTCAGCGCGCCATGGCGTCGTCGCCCAAGCGGCGTCTTGGAGATCAACACACCAGCCCCGCTTGTGTCGGGGCTGGTGGCGTTGTATCCCTTGCAGGACCACGGCAGCATTGCGCGTAATCTCGTCGGAGACTACGGGCACCTGACCCACAGTAGCTCCGGGGCGTGGTCAGGTTCTGATGATGGGCTCGTCGCGCAGTTCGCTGAAACGACCTACTGGCGCAACGCGGCCATCACGGGGACGCCGCTCGGGCTGCTCTCGGATGCGAAGCGCACCTATGCCGCGTGGGTCAGGACAGGCGCGTCGATCTCCTATCAGACGATCCTCGAGCAATCGGACTCATTTGCCGGGGTCACGTCACGACTCCAGGGGAACCTGGACGGCACGACAATGAGCTTCGTGCCGTACTACACGGGCGCGTCGTCGGCCTACACGACGTCCGTCCGGTCAGGGGCATGGACGCTTGTCGTCGGCACACACGACGGGGCGAGCGCCGTGTGTTACGTCAATGGGCGCCCCGCTTCGTCCGGGAGCAACACCGGGTCTCCCACGTATGGACTTGGGAATCTCACGGTCGGCAACTTGAACGCCGGAAACGCTGGATTTGGCGGAGAAGGCAAGTTCGTCGGCGTATGGAATCGGTGCCTCTCGGACGGCGAGGTGTGGCACCTCTACGAACACACCTGGGAGATGGTCCGTCGGAGAACGCGTGCGCCGTTTGTGATGGTGCCTGCGGGCGGCGGAGGCGGCGGAGGCTCACGTCGTATCTCTGCGGGGATCGTCGCATAGATGGAACTGATCATCAACGGCCGGTCGCTGTACAAGCCGAGTGCGAAGCAGATCCAGTTCCATTCCTGCCCCGCACGCTACGTCTTGTACGGCGGCGCCGCTGGTGGTGGCAAGTCGCACGCCCTGCGCTGGGATGGCCACATGTCCTGCCTACAGGTGCCAGGCTTCAAGGCCCTCCTGTTGCGGCGGAACATCCCCGACCTGAAGCGGACGCATCTGAAGTCCGTGTCCGCAGAGGCCGAGTCGGTCGGGGCCAAATACTACAGCGACATGACCGTCAAGTACGCCAACGGGTCCAGCTTCGAGTTCGGGCACGTCACGGACGACCAGGCCGTCAGCATCTACCTGTCGGCCGAGTACGACAAGATCTACTTCGACGAGTTGGTCACGTTCACCGAGTACCAGTACAAGATGGTGTCGTCTCGGTGCCGCACGACCATTCCAGGCGTGCTGCCGCGCATCCTCGCGGGCACGAATCCCGGCGGGCCTGAGTCCTACTGGGTGCGCCGCTACTGGGTGGACCGGGACGTCGAGCAGGACGAAGACCCAACCTACCGTGTCGAGGACTACGCGTACATCCCAGCCACGCTGGACGACAACCCCTACATCAATCAGGAGGAGTACGAGCGGATGCTCATGCGCCTACCGCCTGAACTGGCGCGGGCGTATCGGCATGGCGACTGGGACGTCTATCAGGGCCAGTACTTCCCGGAGTTCCGGAAGTCGCTGCATGTGCAGGAACTGCCGCCGCAGAGTCCGCACCTGAAGCGCTACTGCGGAATGGACTGGGGCTACGCGTCTGAAGGCGTGGTGTTGTGGGGCGTGGTGCTGCCGGATGGGCAGTTGTACATCGAGGACGAACTGGTCTTCAACGGCCCCCGCGCCAAGACGCTCCGGATCGCCAAGGAAGTCGCGGAGATGGTGCAGGAGCGGCGCCAGACACGCGGGCTGGTCAGTCAGGTCATCTACGCGGACCCGTCCATCTTCAAGCACAGTGGCCACACTGGCGAGACGATCGCGGAGACGTTCCAGAAGCACGGCGTGGGGCTCATACCGGCCAACAACGACCGCGTGATGGGCTGGAGCAAGTTGCGGTCGTGGCTCAGGCCGATGCCGCCGCATCCGGACCTCGCGCCGCGCCCGTGGCTGATCATCCACCCCCGCTGCACGTTCCTGATCCGGACGCTTCCGCAGTTGGTGATGGACGACACGAATCCAGAAGATATGGACACGACCGGCCCGGATCACGCGGCCGACGCACTGCGCTACATGATTGCCGGCCGACCGTCGCCGACCCGTGATGTGGTCGCGCAGGACTTCCCGAAGGACTCCGTGGGCTGGATGCGAACGCAAGTGATGGGACGGCCGAGCGTGCCGTTGCTAGGAGCGAGAAATGTCCGACGTGCAGCCCGATACTGAGCCCATGATGGACGACACCGCACAGGAGGCCCCAGCGGCCTCCATGCTGCCCCTGTCGAAGGAAGATCTGGGCAAGTGGAAGCGCCGCATCGAGCAGTCGAAGAAGCTGCTCGAGAAGGTGCAGCCCGACATGGAAGAGGCCGTCCAGGCGTATCTGGGCAAGCCCCTCACGAACGCCCCGACGCGTGACACGATCATTGTCAACAAGACGTATGCGTTCGTGGAGCAGAAGAAGGCGGAATTGGCCTTCCAGGTGCCGGAAGTCCAGTTGAAGCCGAAGTGGCCAGGCCTTGAGGGCGCCGTGAGCGTGTTCCAGGCGGCCCTGAACCACAAGATGGGACCGGACGGGGCGAACGTCAAGGCGACCATCGACGAGTGCCTGTTCGACGTCCTGACGTGCGGGATCGCCTGCGAGAAGATCGGCTACCAGGCCGTGGTGGGCGAGAAGGAGATTCTGCAGGACCAGCCCGTCATTGACCCCATGACCGGTGGCCCGATGGTCGATCCGATGACCATGCAGCCCGTCATGCAGCCCGTGCCGGTCACCATGCCGTATCTGGTGCATGAGGAGTACTTCAGGCGCCGGTTGTCGCCGGACAAGCTGCTCCTGCCCATCGAGTTCGAGGGCGAGGAGTTCGACCGGGCGCCGTGGCTGGCCATGAAGTTCGACAAGGACCTCGAGACGGCCAAGCGGGAATACAGCCTGCCTGAGAACTTCAGCGGCAAGAAGCGCGACGAGTTCAAGACACTGAGCGGCGAGAAGGAGTCCGTGTCGTCAGATGCCGCCTCGGATCTCGTCGAAGGCATCGAAATCTGGTACCGGGCGGCGATGTATGACCCAACCGAACTGCATCCTGAGCGCATTCGCTGCCTGGTGCTGATCGACGGGCACGACCAGCCGGTCAAGCACGTGGACTCGCCCTACCAGCAGATGAACGAGCAGGGGAAGCTGATCGGCCTCATGGGCTATCCGCTGAACCCGCTGACGCTGCGCGTGGTGGCCGGGTCGGCCTATCCGCCGTCCGATGTGACCATCAGCAAGCCGGTCGAGGACGAACTGTCCAAGGGCCGCACGCAGATGCTCCAGCAGCGTGACGATGCGCGGCCCGTGCGTGGCTTCGACATGACCCGCATCGATCCGGACACGGCCGAGAAGCTCAAGACCGGGGCGATGGAGGCGGGCGCCTGGGTGCCTATGCAAGGCCCCTTGCAGGACGCCGTCTGGGAAGTGGCCCGCACGCAGTTCCCGCGTGAGAACTTCACCTTCGACCAGATCGGCAACCGCGACTACGAGGAACTGTGGGCGATCGGCCCCAACCAGCGGGGGATGGCGGAAGACTCGACGCGCACGGCGACCGAACTGAACATCGTGCAGAACAAGTCTGGCGTGCGCCTCGACGCCGAGCGCAGCCGGGTGCTGACGTGGTTCATCAAGGGCACGCGGAAGTTCGCCAGCCTGCTCCAGATGTTCGCGGACGAGACGGAGTTCGTGGAGGTGGTCGGCCCGCAGATGGCCCCACAGCTCCAGCCGTGGAACCGCCAACTGATTGCTGGCGAGTACGTGTTCGACGCCAAGCCGGACAGCGCCCTGCGGATCGACGCCGCGGCCGAACGGCAGCAGTGCCTCCAGTTGTACAACCTGCTGGCGCGTGACCCGAACGTGAGCCGCATCGAGCTCCTGAAGGCCCTCCTGATGCGGTTCAACATGGACCCGACGCGCATGGTGGTGCCGGAACCGCCCAAGCCGGGCCCGGAGAAGCCGAAGGTGAGCATCAGCGTGACGCCGGCCGAGATTGGCCTGCCGCACGTCATCGCGCTCCTCGAGCAGTACGGCATCAAGGTGACGCCGGAGATGGCCCAGCAGTCGCAGGGTCAGGCGATGGTGCAACAGGTGGCTGGCGAGGGCAACCCCACCGGCCCAGCGGCCAATACTCAGCCCCACGGTGGCGCCGCCCCGCAGGCCGAGCCTCTGAGCAAGCACGGGATGCGGAATGACGGCATCGACGCCAGGACGAGCCCCGGTGGAGGGATGATGTAATGCCTCGCCACACACAGCACTGCACCGTCTGTGACTGGCAGGACGATGTGCAGGTCCAGCCGTACGAGCATCCCCCCTGTCCACGGTGCGCGAGTGCAACCGAGCGTGTATGGTGCGGTCACTCAGCGTCGGTCAATGGTGATGAGTGGCCGGGCGGGAAGACCTTTGAGAATCTCGGCAACGAGCCAGTGACGCTCTATAGTAAATCCGAGCTCCGGCGTGAACTACGCGCCCGTGGCTTGGAAGAGTGCGTCAGGCATGTGCCGGTCCCTGGATCGGACAAGTCTCCGCACACGACCAACTGGGATGTGCCGAGTGCCCGCACGTTGGCCAACGCGAAGGCGTTGCTCGAGCGGGTGAGCGCAGTGCAAGTGAAAGAACAGGAACACCCCCTGATCGGGCCGCTGGCCACGCCAGCCCTGGTCAAACAGGTGGCGGAGTCATGGCACTGATCACGAATCTCGCGCCGAACCGCACGCCGTCGCCGCTCCTCGACAACGAGGGCCGGGCGATCGAGTATCTGCCGGCCGACCTTGGGCATGTGCTGCTGCGGGCGGATGGGTTGCTGCGGGACGCGGAGATGAAGTTCAACATCGAGTGCCCGACGTGTACGCAGGAAGTCGGACGCCCGGTGTATGTGATACCCGTTGAGCGGGCAGGGCGCGTGGAGTTCGTGTGTCCGCACGCCCGGCGGATCTCGGAGTTGGTAGCCTAGCGGCTACAGAAGGAGTTCAGCCGCATGGCTGAGACAGCGGGGACCGCTGGGGCGGCGTTGCCGACCGAGAGTCCCGTCACGAGCGACGACATCGCAGCATTTGCCAATGCTGAGGAGGCATCGTCACCCTCCACCCCCACGGACGCAGACACGCCCGGTCCCGCGACAGCGGACCCTGCGACGGTTGGGACCACCGTGCCCGATGGATCTGCTGGGCCGATCCCGTTTGATCGGCACAAGTCGATTCTGGAGCACGCACGCAGTGAATCGCGTGCGGCAGCGGAGAAGGAATGGAAGTCGCGGTTCGGGTGGGCTGAGCGGTATCAGCCGGAACAGGTGGAGCAAGGCTCGCGCCTGTATCAGTGGCTGAACACCAATCCCCGCCAGTTCGCGGCGTGGCTCAAATCGCAGATCGGCGACGAGGAGTTGCCGGCCGGTGCGCGTGCCCCAGAGGTCGGGCCGCCTGAACCGGATCTGCGAGCGGAAGACGGGACGCCGGTCTTCTCGGCCCCCCAGTTGCAGAAGTACATGGAGTGGCACAATGCCCAACTCCAGAAGCAATGGGAGCCGGTGCAGCGCAAGATTGCCTCGCAAGAGGAACGCGAGCGCTTGCAGCAGACCGTCGCGGAGGCCAAGTCGCAAGCGAATGGGCTGTTGTCCCAGGCGCGATCGTCCTGGCCACTCTTCAAGGATCTGGAACCTGCAATGTTCCAGGCCATGCAAGAGGATCCGAGCTTGTCCTTCCACGATGCCTACATTCGCGTCTTCTCCGCGACAGGACCGAACAAACTGCGCGAGCAGTGGACCGCAGATGTGACGGGCACACTGGCACGGAAGGCAGACGCGAGCACGTCTCCCCCTGGACGACCAGGCGGCACGCCCCGCAAGTGGAGCGAGATGCCGACTGAAGATGTCGTCAAGGACCAGTGGGAGTCGCTGACTCGGAAACGATAGGTGACACATGGCAGATCCCGCTCTCGGTCAGTTGATCGCTAGCGTGCTCGAGAAGGTCGTGGGCGACAAGCCCACCGACAACGTGTTCACCAGCCAGGCGTTGCTGAACCTCCTGAAGTCGGGGAGTGGGTTCCGCAGCCTGTCGGGTGGGCGCGTCATCGAGGAAACGCTGGAATACGCAGAGAACACGACCTTCCGGTCGTACTCCGATCTCGAGACGCTCGACACGACCCGCATCGACGTGTTCGACGCGGCCCGCTTCGAGTGGAAGGAAATCGGTGGCACGGTCGTCGTCTCCGAACTGGAGAAGGCGCGTGCGCAGGGCCAGGAGGCCAAGTTCGAGTTGGTCACCGCGAAGGTGAACAACGCGAAGAATTCCATGCTGGCGACCCTCAACCGCCAGTTCTACGCGGCGGGCACGGCGAACGGCGGCAAGGACATCACGGGCCTGGCCACGCTGGTGTCGAGCACGCCCACGTCGGGCACGGTCGGAGGCATCGACCGCGGCACGTTCGCGTTCTGGCGCAATCGGCAGACGTCGGGGGCCAAGACGACCACCGCGTTCGACAACCTGCGCGGCGCGATGCGGACGACCTACAACAACTGCTCGAAGGGCGCTTCGGCCGAACATCCGGAGTCGTTCATCTTCGACCAGACGTCGTTCCAGGGCTTCGAGTCCACGCTGACCACCAACGAGCGGTTCACCTCGAAGGACAGCGGCGACGGCGGGTTCAAGAACGAAGTGCTGAAGTTCAAGGCGTGCAAGGTGACCTTCGACGAGGACGCGCCCAGTGGCACCGGGTTCTGCCTCAACTCGCGCAACCTGAAGTTCAACTACCCGCAGGGGCGTTGGATGAAGGTGTTCCCCGCGGTGACCCCGGCCAACCAGACGGCCGAGATCACCAAGATGCTGGTGATCGGCAACATGTCGATCAACAACCCGCGGCGCCTCGGCGTCATCACCGCGATCGACTAGGAAGGGAGACGCACATGAACTTTCAGAGCGCAACGTCTGCCAACCTGGCAGAGTCGGTGTTCCGCACGGTTGTGAGCGGCATCACCAAGACGGATACCGGGGCGGCCTTGCAGTTGGGCGAGCCGGTCATCCTCGCGACGGCGACCATCGGCGCGGCACCGATCGGGCAGGAAGTCATTCGGGCCCTGACGGTGACCAACGCCGTGATGAACCGTCTGGCCGTGGGTCCGGTCGCGTCGTCGTCCATCGCGCACGAGGCTGTGGGCTTGGTGCAGGTGTACGGCATCGCGACGGTCCGTCTCGCAGAGGCGGCCACGGTGGCAGTGGGGGACAAGCTGATCCCCGACCTGAACAGCACGGCGACGGCGCTGGCGGCCTATGGGCGCGGCGCGTGGATCGCCCGCACGATCACCGACGTGCTGCACAACCATGTGCCGACCGTCTTTGCGGTGGCTCCGGCGACCGCGGTGAGCGGCACGAACAGCTACACCAACGGGACCGCGTTCATCCGCGCCCTGTGACGTAGGACCGACGCACGGGGGGCCACTGGGGCTCTCCGTGCGTTGCCATATGGAGTGTGCATGGAGCGAGTCGCGTTTACGACGCCGGGGGTGCTCCGGATCTTCCTCGCCTGCAAGTCATGCGGACGCACCGTGCCGCACTACCGCGTGTACGGGCACGTCCAGGGCCGCTGCCGTTGTGGCCACGCGACGTTTGTGCCCACGCGGCTGCCTGAGTGGAAGGCCGCCTGGTACGTGCTGGTGGTCGGCTGGCTGTGGCGGAAGACGCTGCGCCAGTGTGCGGAGTGGGACCCCCGGATGCCGGTGCGTGAGTCATGAGCACGCCCAAGAAGAAGATCCTCCTCGTCTTTCCCGTGTTCGCGGTGCTGTATCCCCGCGCCTTCGACAACTTCGCCCAGATCCTCATCGCGGCAGGCCGGCAGATGGGCTACCTGTTCGGCGTGCATACGCCTGAGCGGCAGTCGCTGGTGAGCCTGATGAACGCGGTGGGCGAGCGCATGGTGCAGGAAGACTGGGAGGCGTGCATCGTGTTCGACGACGACTGCTTCCCGCCCTACGACGTCATCCCGCGCCTCCTCGCCCGCTGCTTCGATGAGGGGCATCCGTTCGTGGCTGGGGCTGGCGTGATGCGGGCGTACCCGTTCACGACCACCGCGGCGACCTACTACCCGGAAGGCGTGTCTGGCGTCATCGGGAAGACGGGGCGTGTCGAGCATCTCGCAGGCTTCAAGTGGCTGGACGATCTGCCACAGGAACTGATCGACGTGGACTTCTGCGGCGTGCCGGTGGCCATCATCCACCGTCGCTGCTTCGAGGCTATCCAGCCGCCGTGGTTCGCGGATCTGGACCCACAGGGGGTGCGGATCACGCATGACGTGTTCTTCTGCCAGAAACTGAAGGCCGCTGGTATCCCGATCAAGGTCGACGGGACCATCCGGTGCGGCCATCTGACGGACGCGCCCATCATCACGTTCGACAACCGGCCCATCGCCAGGGCGGACATCGCAGCGCCATGAGCGAGATGCAGGCCATCACGCCGTTCAACTGGATGAAGTTGCTGCGGCATGGCGACCGTGTCGAGGCCGGACTGCGTGGTGAGTGGGTCGCGCCCATCTCGGTTGAGATGGACGTGAATAACAAATGTTCCCACCGATGTGCTTTTTGCTCGTTTGGTACCACTGAGACACAGGGCTATCGCCAGCAGAACTGGGTGGAGTTCCCTGTCGCACGCCTCCTTCCGCTGCTGGACGAACTACGCGAACTGGGCGTGAAGTCGCTGACGTTCACGGGCGGCGGTGAGCCGCTCGAGCACAGCAAGATTGGCCTGATTCTGGAGCACGCCACGTCGCTGGGGTTTGAGTGGGGCGTGGTGACGAATGGGAACGGACTGCGCGGACGCGCCCAGCGTGCGATTGCCGCACATGCGACCTTCTGCCGGGTCAGCCTCGACGCCGGCACGTCGGACACCCACCAGCACACCCACCGAGTGGCCACGCCGCAGTTCCACCAGATTCTGGACAACCTGCGCCATACCCGCGCCGTGGCCGGCGATCGCGATCTGACGTTGGGCGCGTCGTTCTGCGTGATGCGGAGCAACTGGAAGGAACTCTACCAGGCCGCGCAGTTGGTGAAGGAGCACGGCGGGAACTACCTCGAGGTGCGGCCGACGTATCCGACCGACTGGCGCGGCGATGGGTGGAATGACGACCTGTCGCGTGAGGAGGTCGAGGCGGCCACGACGGAACTGACGCACGCGCAGACACACCTGAACGACAACACCTTCCAGGTCATTGGCATGGTGGACCGCTTCGCCAGCCTACACGGCTACCAGAAGGGGTATAGCAAGTGCCGGACGGGCGCGGTGTCCACGGTCATCGGGGCCGATGGGCGGGTGTGGCAGTGCTGCATCCAGCGTGGCATGGACGGCTTCGAGGTCGGGAACGTGATGACGAAGCCGTTCCGTGAGGTGTGGCAGGCGCAGGCGCACAAGGACATGGTGGACGGGATCGACGTGAGTAAATGTCCCCGCTGCCGCTACGATCACGGCAACCGCCTGATCGAGGCCGTGTTCATGGGCGCTGACAAGATGCACAGCAATTTCCTCTGAGGAGACGTATGGCGAAGAACGATCCGGCCGAGCAGGACGTGACGTTGAACATGGCGCAGTTGGTCGAACTGGTGCAGTCGATGGCCAAGGCGAACATGCTCGACGCGGAGGCGATCTCGACCATCGCGGCCAAGGCGGCGACGACGGCCAGCGAGACGCTGAAGGACCAGTGGTGGAACGAGGCGAAGTATCCGGCCGTGTCCGCGTTCAACCCGGCGGGCGAGAAGGCCCATCCGCGTCCTGAGCTCAAGGGCGACGTCTACTGGGCGGGCTACCTGCTGCGCGGCGACGAACTGACGCGTGACGAGATCGACTTGCTCAACCAGGTGCAGCCGGGCAGCTACCGGATGCGTGACCGTGGCGGCAACGACCAGCCGTTCATCGTGCGTGATCTGGACCCGACCGTGCGCGGCTCGCGCCGGTTGCTGATCCTGTTCCCCTGTACGGACACGGACCAGCGGCACAACCTGCCCACGATGGTGGAGATGTTGACGCAGGTGCTGCAGCCGGTCGCAGCCTGACGGGAGGCGCGGGATGACCTTCGACGAGTTGGTAGATGGGACGCTGGAAGAGATTGGCTATGCGCCCTCGACGGCGTCCTCGGAGGTCATCGCCCGCATCAAGCGCCGGGTGAATGAATGGCATCGGCGCCTGCTGGCCCAGCCGGGGCACAGCCGATTCCTGAAGGACACGTTCAGCGTCACGTTTGCCTCGGTGTCTGGGACGGCCACGTATGGCTTACCCGCCTCGGTGGGGCGCATCAACAGCGTCTACGAAGACACGAACGACGTGAAACTCGAGCAGCGGTCGCTGGCCTGGCTGCGGACGAATGATGCGGGCCTGTCGGCGTCCGGCACCCCGGAGGCGTACATTCCGCTGGGCATCTCTGCGGTGCGGACGCAGCCGGCGGATGCCTCAGCGCTGTTCGTGAAGTCGTCCGCGGCTGGTGATACTACGCAGACGGCGAAGCTGACCTACCTCGATGCAAGTGGGCTACAGCAGACGGCCTCCGTGACCCTCACAGGCACGACCGCCGCCGCTCTGGGCACTGGGGTGGTCGAGGTCCTCTCGTTCCGCCTGACGGCCGTCCCGGTGGGGTACGTGACCCTCCACGAAGACTCAGGCACAGGGACCGAACTGGCGCGCATCCCCATCGGGGCGGCGTCGTCGCGGTTCCTGCGGGTGCAGTTGTGGCCGACGCCCACCGCGGCGGTGACGTATCACGTCGATGCGACACGCGATAGCGTCGATCTGGTGGACGACTTCGACGAGCCCCTCCTGCCACGCGACTTCCACTACCTGCTCCAGTTGGGGGCGGTGGCGGACGAGTTCCGTCTGCGCGACGACTCGCGGTATGAGGCGATGCGGGTGGACATGGAGCAGGGCAAGCGCGACCTGAAGTCCTGGCTGTGGAACAACGCGGACTTCTCCCCGACCAGTCGCACGGCGGATGCGCCGTCCCGGCTGGGCGGCTGGTTCCCGGCGGGGTCCTGAGATGGCGCGTCCACGCGATGTCACGAAGTGGCTGACCGGGTTCATCGGCTACGCGCAGCAGCCGCGGCCGGATGTCCTGCGTCCGGCCAACCGGCTCGCCGTGGCCAGGAACGTGTGGCTGGGCGGCACCAAGGGGCTCGCGCAGCGGCGCGGCGGGATGGGCCTCGCTATCACGCTGACCAGCGACACGATCTCCGCGACCACGCTGCCCGTGTTCATGTATGACCGCACGTACTCGACGATGGTCGTCTACAGCGGCACGGAATACGTCACGACGCAGCCGGGGACGGGCTCGCAGATCACCTGGCCGTCCACGCCTGGGTACTTCACGCAGGGGGTGGCGCTGAACCGGCGCGGCTACCTGGTGCCGTCGTCCTCGACGAACCAGCATCTGGACGTCATTGACCTGAACCTGCTGGGCTACAGTGCCGCGGCGGCCCCAACACTCGCGAACACCGGGGCGGGCGCGTATGCGGCCACGCTGCGCTACTACCGCGTGCAGTTCTCGGACAATTCCAACTACGCCTTCCGCGGTCCTGTGGGGCCGGCGGCGTCCGTGACCCCCTCAGGGGCAGGCACGGGCATCGAGGTGACCCGCCCGTCGCTCCCGTCGTTGCAGTTCCCCACGCACTGGATTCTGTGGGCGAGCGCAGACGGGGTGACGTACTACCGGCTGGCCACGACGGTGGTAGCGACGACCACCTACACGGATACGACCGCGCCGGCCTCCTACAGTGGCGTGACGGGCGATGTCCTCGAGGATCCGCTGCGCCAGGTGCCGCATCGCTGGGTGGGGCTGCCGCAGCCGGCCGTCCCGTCGATCGCCAACACGGGCGCGGGGGCCTATGCGGCGACCCTGCGGTATTACCGGGTGCGCTGGGCCGAGTATCTGGGCAGCACGCAGACGCGCCGCGGGGAGCCATCGACGTCAGTGAGTTTCACGCCGTCTGGCGCAGGCACCGCGGCACGCATCACGGCCCCGTCCGGCCCTACGTCCACATATGGCGCCACGCACTGGGAGATTGAAGCCTCGACGGACAACGTCGACTTCTACCTCCTCACGACGAAGGCGTTGGGCACGACCACCTACGACGACAGTGCGGCCACGACGACGTATAGCGCCGGGACCGTCTCCGAGACGGTGGGCGACTACACGGAACCACCGACGTGCCGGGCGATCGCGGTCGATCGGGATCGTGTGCTGTTTGCCGGCGGCTGGACCGAGAACCTCTCCCGTGTCTGGTATACGCCCGTGCTGGGCAGTCCGGGGCTGGCGGACGAGGAGCGCGTCCCGACCGACAACTACGTCGATGTCGAGGCGCACGACGACGACGAGATCCGTGCGGTGGTGGGGCCGATTGGCGGCGCCATGCTGGTGTTCAAGCGGCGCAGCATCTTCCGCCTGGTCCGCACCGGCAACGTCGAGGCGCCCTACGAGGTCATCAAGATTGCTGAGGGCCTCGGCTGCGAGAGCGTGGATCACGTCTGCCTCGGCATGAATGCGTCGAACAGCGAGTCGGCCTATTTCGCCAATACACAGGGCGCGTATCGCTACGACCCGAATGAAGGCATCACGCGCCTGAGCGACGACCTCCACCCGGCCTGGGATGGGGCGAGTCCGGGCGGTGTCCTGTATCGCGTGCTGCCCTACCCGCAGCGGAACGCCATCCTGTTTGGCGAGTATGCCTTCGACATCGCGTCAGGCGGCTGGACGTGGCAGGACTGGACGCGTGGGAGCGCCAAACTCCAGATGCTGGTCCGCCGCATCGGCTACGAGCAGGCGTATCTGTATCTGCCGTCGTTCGGGGCGACCGCGGACGGTGTCTATCTGGCCGACTCCGAGTTGACCACGACCGATGCCGACAGCCAGACGTTCTCTGCCGAGATCCGGACGAACCGGCTGACGCTGTCGGAGACGACGCGCCGCTGGCGTCCGGTCAGGCTGCGTGTCTGGGGCACCGGCGGCGCCCTGACGTGCAAGTTGTACACGGCGAGCCGGGACGTGACCGCTGGGCTCACGGCGCTGACGACGGTCAACTTCACGCTGGGGTCCGAGCGGGAGGAATACGACCTGACAGAACTGGCGCTGAGCGGGCCAGTGGAGTTCGTAGCGGTGGCCATTGAGGACGCGGCCACGCCGGCCGTGTGGGCGCTCGAGGCCATTGAACTGACAGGCCTGCCCGGGGAACCGGTGCCATGAACCTCATCCTGAAGTTTCGGGAGCGGGTATCGGTCCTGTCGTATGCGCTAGTGCAGGAGCTCGAGCAGTTGCTAGGGGTGATCCGGCAGACGTTCCGCGCCGAGCACAATGACGACGGGACGCACACGGACGTGACCGCGATGAGCGTCACGACGGAGAGCGTTGCGGCGGAGACGCTGGTGGCGGCACAGAACGTGACGGCAGGGGCCTCCGCCTCCGCCGGCCTAGTGCGTCTTGTGCGGGGCACGGCGGTCAACACGGGCTACGTGGAGTTCCGCACGCCCGCAGGGGTGCGACAGGGGTATATCGGCTGGGGCGCGAGTGGCCTCAACGTGTATTTAGAGAACAGCGCCGACCTTGTGGTGCAGGACGGGGCGGTGCGACTGGTGGAGATGGTGGCGCCGAGCAACGGCCCCGCGAATACCGGGCGGTTGTTCTGCCGGGACAACGGGGCGGGCAAGACGCAACTATGTGTGATCTTCGGGAGCGGGGCCATTCAGGTCGTGGCGACCGAACCGTAGCCGTATACTAGCTACAGGAGTGAACGGATGGCGAATCCCTACATGCGTGACGCGTTGCTGGAGCAGATGAATCCGGACGTCCAGGCCGAGCCCCAGAACAAGCTGGGCTGGAACCGTCCGGGCACGCGGAATCCCGCGACGGCGCCCATGACGGACCCCGCGCCGACCAGTTCCGCCTACACGTCTACGCCGACCAGCCCGACACCCTCGACTAATCCAGGGTATACGACCGGCTATGAGGTGTCCACGGTGCAGCCCTCGTCTTCGACGTCGCCCAGCGGCGTCGGCGTGAACGGGCTGGAACCGCAGACCGCGCCGACGAATCCGACGTCACCGGATAACCCCAATGCGGGGGCCACGGGGACGGGTGATCCAGGAGCGAGTGCGACCACCGCGGCCCCAACGACCTACGCGAACGCGGGCCAGAACACCTACGCGGGCTTCGACACGCAGCGGGCGCAGGATCCGACGACCTCCGCGAAGGACGCGTTCTACGCCGCCACGCAGAAGGCTCCGCCCATGCCGAAGGACAAGGCGGGCAGCGAGGCGTGGTTCAACCAGTACATCAAGTCGGCGCTGGAGTCGGCCGGTTACAAGGTGGACTGGGTGAAGGGGGACAAGGCGTTCGTCCGCACGCGGGAGAACCCGCAGGGCGAGGAGATCGACTTCAACCAGGGCGCGGACTCGGACGCCTCGTCGGTCGCGTGGCAGTCGAACATGGCGGGCCAGACCACGGGCGGCACCGGGACGGGCGCTCCTGGCAGTGCGGGCGCTAACCAGGCGCAGTTGAACGGGGCCCTGTCGGACCCAGCGGTGCTGGAGAAGATCAACGCCCAGATCGATGCGCTGATGAAGCAGGGCATGACGATGGAACAGATCATGGCCCTGTTCAACACGACGCAGCAGGGCACGGGAGCCTGACGATGGCAGGATCACCGGGAGACGGCTGGTTCCAGGGACCGGACGGCGGGTGGTTGCCGCCTGACCGGAAGAAGGACTTCCCGGCGACGGGTGGCGGCGCGAGCACCAGTGCGCCCGGAACGGGCACGTCCTCGCCCAATGCGGGCGGCGGCGTGTTCGACTTCAACATCCCCGCGATCGAGACGCCGACGTCGAATGTGAGCGTGTCGGGCGGTGGGGCGCTGCC